TTACTTATATTTTCCAATCAATTTTCTATAAAAATCCACCATCAGATGAATCTCTTCCACAGATATATTTTCATTTTCTCCGTGCACAGATGCGTATTGCTGTTTATCTATATCGATTGGAGCGAATCGAATCACGGCACCGCCTTCATCCACGATCCACTCAAAACTGATCTGATTCTCATTGAAATAGTCGAATGCCAAAGCATTTTCCGATTCCATGATCTCCACACATTGCAATATCACATAATCTTGCAATCTCTTCGTCACTACATCCGGCTTTCTGCCTCGTCCACCAAGAGATAAAGCCAGAACGCACGGTGCTCTAAAAGCTCTCTGATTTTGACTACAAACTTGTTTTTGATCTTTGGTTCATTCACAATTTTTGACATAATTTTTCCCCCTGTCTGTCGATAAAATTCCTGTTACTATTTTATCATACACACAGGGGGGAATAAAGATTAAAACACATATTAAATGATACCGTGATCCTTCGCCAATGCTTTAATACTGCGATCATAAGTTGCTTCTGCTTCTTTCGAAAAGAAACATCCCGGCACGCCTTCATTGTGATCACGATGATAAACTACACACGAAACAGACTGTTGTAAAAACCGAACATTTTACTACATGAGATGCCTCCAACGTCTCACTTAGTACCCAGGAAATGATTTTTCTGAAATATAGATCCATAATACTGGTAAGATATGCATATCCTCTCCTTTCTAACCATATACCTGGCTTATTTTTTTCTATATTTTAACGGAGAAACTCCATATGTTTTTTTGAAGCTTCTGATAAAATAGCTTACATTCTGATATCCACTCTGCATTGCAATCTCTGTAACAGGAATATCCGTATCTTGTAACAGCTGTTTTGCATGCTCTAACCTTAAATGTGTTATATATTGCGAAAGGGTAATATGAAAATGTTCCTTAAAATATCGCGATATATATTTTTCCGAAAGATGAAACTGCTCACTAAATTCTTTTAATGATATCTTTTCCATAAAATTCTGCTGTATATATGAAATCATTTCTTTTTCTATCGTATTTCTCCCGCTTTTATCATTTTCAATTACAAAGCCCTTCTCCCACATTTCAAGAATAAACTGTAAAAGAATTATTTTTGTCTTTATCTGAGCAGTTATTATGGACTCAGTTTTCTTATTTTTTGCCACATATATTTCAACCAACTGCTCACATAGTTCTTTTGCTGTATCTTTTACTCTTGGACTTATCATCAGATGACCATTTTTTAACGGCTCCAATAATTTATCATCCAACATGTCATTTATGCAAAAAGATATGTATTTTAACGGAAAAAGGAAAGTAAAATAATCCACTGTATCAGTCTGTGAACCCATAAAATGCAGATTACCCGGCGACACTACAAAAGCATCCCCGGGGGTTCCAATATAATTTTCTCCTGATATACTAACAGTCAAAAAACCGCTTTTTACATATATAATTTCCAGTTCATCATGCCAATGAACCGGTATCTGAAATGATCGTCCTTCATTTTTTATATGATATGTACTAAACGGATCATCCTTTGTACCATGTGGTTTATTTTCCTTTAATTCAAAGTACATACTCTCTCCTATACTTCTACAAGACCTTTACTCTTCCATTTTCCACTCTTCCATCTAAGTACCATTCCCACTGCTCTCGCACATTCGTCACCTGCCATAGCAATATATGCTCCTACAGCCAGAAGTCCCATGTGTATTCCGAGAAAATAGGTTCCGCCAACTGCAAACAAATACATAAATATCGCACCTAATATAACCGGAAAAAATGCGTCTCCGCTCGTTTTTAACGCCTGCCCATATACAAGGTTTGTTACCCTTCCAAGTTCAAGAAATATATCTACTATTAACAACTTTACCACAAGATTTATCATCTGTATATCATCCGTAAATATATGCACGATAAAATGTCCGGCAAATGCAAAGGTCACGGAAAAGCATGTCGCTGTGATGATACCATATATCGCAGCTTTTCTCGTCCCCCTGTTACATTCCTCAAACTCTTTTGCTCCAATTCTCCAGCCGGTCATAATTGCATTTGCCTGAGCAAGGGCAGCTCCCACGCAATACGAGAAATTTGCAATCTGTATCGCATATGAACGCGCTGTAACATTCATTCCATCCACATCCATCTGATTCATAAAACGCACTATAAATGTCATTGCGATGTTGTAAAGTGCTGTTTCAAGCGCAGAAGGAAAACCAATCTTAACAATCTGTGCAAATATCTTTCTTGATGTAATTCGCTCAGGACTCTGCTTTGCTTTTATAAGTACAGCCCCCATGCCGGCTACAATAATAAGATTTACAACTCTCGAAATAACCGTGGCAACAGCAACTCCCATCACACCCCAGTTGAATGCAAATAAAAATACTGAATTAAGTATTATATTGAGAACATTTCCAACAACAGTTCCTATCAAAGAATGTTTTGTATATCCAAACACTCTCAAATAACTGGAGAAAATAGGAATCAGTGCATTTAAAAAACATGTGCCGCCAACAATTCTAAGATATATTTCAGCCGGCTCAAGCAAAGCCGGAGCAATACTTTCATTCTCTGGATAAGCATACAAGTCTGTTTGTCACCGCTGATTTCAACAGGTGTATTGTTTGTTTCACCATCGTTGTTCAGTGCTTCCATACCACTTTCGTTTGCGTCAATTGGTTTATAGATTGGAATTGTTGCCACATTTCCATGCTCACCGATTAAATCCATAATAGAACTGTCCTGCTGCACGATACCGGAAGCAATAATTGGTGTAGTCCAATAGTCGGCTTCCTGCATCATTCCGGTAAATACTTCTTCATCAAAAGCAAAACCGCCAAAATTTCCTGTTCTTGCCATTTAATTCACCATTTTAACCTTTCTTAGTGTACATTTAACTGTTTGAATAATTCCGGGTTTTCCTCTTTGAGTTTCATTCTTTCGTTGTAACCCATCTTAAGGAACTGCTCTTTGGTAACTGTCTTGTCTTTATCCCCACCCGGCAGGTTGTTTTCAAGAACTCTTCTGTTACCATTCTGCTGCTGATTGCCATTGGATGCTTCAAACATGGTAGGATGCTGTGTTTTAAGACCTGAAATCAGATCATCTTCACCCTTGATTTTTCCATCATCACCAAGTTTGATTTCACCTTTTTCCTTTGCCTTGAATACAAGATAATCAACATCAACCGCACCTGCTGCAACCAACGCAAATTTCAATGCATTTTCTGTTTTCAGTTCTGCATTCTCTTTCTTAAGGTCTGCAATCTCTGTTTCATATGCAGTGATTTTCTGCTGTGTTTCTTCGTCTTTCCCGGCTGACTTTTTCAGTTCTTCAATCAGGTTGTTTGCCTTGGTCAGTTCTGTAGTCTTACCGGAAAGGTCAGTTTCAAGGTTGGTGTATTTGTCCTTAGACACATAACCACCATCAGTAAGGTTGACCATCTTGATCAGCTTCTCTTTGTTCTTTTCATCACCGTTATAGGCATTGATTGCCTGTACCAGTTCATCATAGGTGATAGCCTTATCACCAAAAAATGCTTTTAAAAATTCCATGTTCTTCTTCCTTTCTCCGTCATGTTTTTATATCCGGTGTCACCGGGAACGGTCAACAGTTTATATCCCATGTTGCAGGGGTCATTTCAGCAGCAGTTTAAACGTCATAAGCCTTTTTCGGACAAAAGAAAAGACACCCTTGCGGATGCCTTAAAATACTATTTAACCCATAGTTGGGAGATAATCAGGATCACCATACCTTTCTACAATACCAAGTGAGTGTGCAACGCTTTCATGTTCCTTTTATCCCCCTTTCTGACCTTATATAGCGGTCATATAGGTAATAAAAAAGCAAAGGTGCAGAATTGTATACCTTTGCTTTTTAATACATTATATCATCAAGTGACAAGTACCCAAGATCATAAACGTCTTTGTTTTCTTCAATACATTCATCAATAATGTCAATAATTTCTTCATCTTCCTGACTTTCAAACGGAATAGTTGGAAAATCATCATTGAATTTTTCCTTATACCGTTCAAGTGCTTTCTGTAATTTTTCACTCATATTATTTTACCCCTTTCAGAATTTCAATGAATGCTTCATAGCTGTTCGGTAGATACTTCTTCACATATTCCAGTTCAGAGCCACCATTGACTTCTGCACCCATGATGTTAGCCCACATTTCAGATGCAGATTCATAAACCCTACATTCATTCGCTACCTTGCTAAGATTACTGGCATCAATACCAAGTTCTTTATATGCTGCCTGTAAACCTTTATGTTCCTTAAGACGTTTCATCGAACTATATTGACGATTATAATATTTATCTCCATGCCCCCATGCTATACGTTCTCCAAGTAATCCGTCAATAGCATCTTGAACACCTACACTTGCATGATTATTTCTAAAATCTTCTTTCACTTCATCAGTTAAAATTGATTTTAAAAAATCCCTATCTTTTCTTACAGCAACAAGAAATTCATCAGATGAACTTGCAACCTTTGACAGCTTACACCATTTAACTTTTCCGTTAATAAGATCAAGTTCTGAAAAATGTGTATTATCGTAATTAGCTTTTGCGTCAAAATAATGACCATACTCATGTGCTAATGTTCCATATTTGCTTTTTCCACCATCAATATATTTCTTCGCTGGATATGAAAACACAAGTTTATTGTCACGTGGTGTATAATATCCGTTTTTTCCGTATGCTACACCGTTGATTTTATCAGCATACTTTGCATACAATTTTTGAAGTGACGTATTACTGTGTTCAGTCAGAATCTTCATGTATTCATCATAGTCTGAACTACTCATTGCACCCTTTAGCTTTTTGGTGTGTTCCAATACATCATATTCTTTCACATTCATTGTATCAGCCTTTTCAGGCAACTTCAAATATTTCTGTTTGAAGTCGTTGAACGACTGTGTTTTATCCAATCCAAAGAATGCTGCACGTTCTTGTAAGGTCTTTAGTTCATCATCGTCTAAAGCCCATTTTGCACGTTGCAGCAGACAGCACCGACAGTTACAAACGTTCTTTGCAGAACCGCCAACACCAGGTGCTTGCATTTTCTCACCGCCAACATCAAACGGTTCATCTATTTCCCTGATCTGTCCGTCACATTCCCGGTGTTCCGGTCTTGTCCTACTGTCAAGTGTACTTCTTATGGGGTTTTATAGCTTTCTGACTCGTCTGGTGTTATCAAAATATCCTTAAATGTCACAACCCTTTTACCTTTGTAATCTTTAATCTGTATCTCTGTCCCCTGAATCTCCATTTTTTTCTCCTTTCTTACTCATTGCAGCTGCTGTTGCAATTGTTCCCTCAAGATAACCTCTTTCTCTTTCTGTCATTACTGGTAACTTCTCAGCAAGATCTCTGATAATTTTTTTCTGTTCTTCCGACATATGTTTCACACATCCTTTCTAACCTACCATCATCAGTACCGGGTGGTCATTTCCGGTAGACGGTCATTGCTGACCGTTTCGGCTATTTATTTTCTGTTTTTTAATAATTCCATCAGCTTGTCAGTTTTTCCAAATGGATAAAGCCCCATTAAAAAGAAATTGTTATCTTTCTGATCTCTGTATATAGGGGTTAAGTCTGTGGTCGGGTTTCGTAATGAAAAGAATGTGTTACCCGAAAGGTCTTTGACCTCTTTGTCTAATTCAAAATTACATGTTTTTCCATATTCCAATATTTCTGACTTCTTCATGTCTTATACCTCTCTTTCTACCTTAAACAGCCAATCGGTTTCATCCTCGGTACATACACCAAAATATTCGTCTGTTCTGCTGAAATGATACTCGATATTGTAAAACTGACGCATTACCATCTGAAATACTTCCCACTGTGCCTGACACCAATCAGCAGCTTTTCTTGTTTCTCTATATTCCTGACCAACGGTATCAATGTTAAATTTTCTAAGTTCTGTCAACCAGTGATCCCAAGCGATCACACATTCCTGTAAATTTCCACCAAGTTCTGACTTCAAAAATTTTTCTTTATTTAATTTCATAGTCCAAACCTTCCTTTCATTCCTTTGGCTTTTACCTGCTGCAACAGGTTCTTTTATTCGTTCCCGGTCATCATGGATGGGTGAGTAACCGGGAACGGATTCAACAACAAAGTGCTGTGTCATCTCGTTTAGTACCTGTTCATTTGATAAGTTAATAATCTTGGTGTGGTTGTTGGTCAACCCTGAACTTTCACAATTTACTTATTCACTTTGCACCTGTTCAACTCTTATCCCTATTTTCAGTACATTTTACCGGGTTACTGTCTATACACATCGCTCAAACCGCTACTTTGAATCTTTTTCAGTTCATCACGGCAGGTCACCAACCTTCACAATGTAGCCCCTTACGCTTACCCTGTATTTCCTACTTGCTTTGTTGCTGTTGAGACTATTATATGTGCTAAAAAAGCGTTTGTCAATATATTTTTGTTGTTTTTAGCACTTTTTGTTGCTGACAGCACATTTTTATATTGTCTTTCTTATAGAAATAATGTATAATTAGTAACAGAAAGTGAGGTGAGAAAATTGAACGAACGTCTAAAGAAATTAAGAAAAGCGTTAGATCTGACTCAGCAAGAATTTGCTGATAGAATCGGAGTTAAACGAAATTCTTTTGCTAATTATGAAACTGGTAGAAATACACCAATTGATGCAATCATTATCTCAATTTGCAAAGAATTCAACGTCAATGAGAACTGGTTACGAACTGGTGAAGGTGATATGTTCATCGAGCTATCTTATTCTGATGAGATTGCACAGTTTGTCGGGCAGTTAATGACAGAAGAAGATGATTCATTTAAGAAAAGACTGATCTCAGGACTGGCTACATTGGACGAAAATGGATGGAAAGTATTAGAAGATTTTCTTGATTCAATACAAATAAAAAAGGACTGAATTATTTCAGTCCTAACATCCCACGAATGAAGAAATACACATGTCTTAATCGTGTATCATCCAGTTCATTCATAAGTTCAATAATGAGTTTTTTGTAATCCATATGTAAGCCCTCCGTTCCCAGCAGAGAACACTTCGAAATTCCCTAAGTACATGATACATCATCACTTAAATGAAATCAATATTTTATCGAACATTCGTTCTATTGCTGTTCGTTTTTCGTTATACTCATTATAACGATTTAACGTGGAAAAGGGGCAATATATGGAAAATCGTCCGGTTTACCGGACATTTTATTTTATAGGGGAATCAAACAGGTCCGTGACGTGGCAATTAAGTCCATATGCCAGTTGTTCCAGTGTCTTAATCTTAGGGTTCGACTCTTCGCCCATATTCTCATATATGGTCGATTTCGGAACACCTGACATAATTGACAGTTGTCTTACAGATAGATTCCTTTCATACATGATCTGTGACAATAATATCTTCATAGGGTTATTGTTCCCAGATATCAAGAAAATTATAAGAGAGGTTTTTGAAATGGGATTTTTAAATTTATTCAAAAAAGACAAACCTAAGAAAAAACCAGAACACACACCACCATCGCTACAGATTGAATGGGAAGAGGTAGGAGACACACCTGAATCTGATACCACAGAGGATGATACTGATCTCCCTTTCGGTTGGGTTACACACAATAAAGAATTTATAGAACCGATAGAAAAAGAATTTTCGTACTTTATGAACAACTGGATTGATGCAAGAAATAAATCACCAAAAGAATTATATTCTGCTTTAAATTCATTTGTTCGTTACATGGAAGATGTCAAAAAACTGTGTTCATCTAAAGGTGAAACTTTCAAATGTTGGTGTAATACGATACTGATAAAGGATGAATATTTCAACATACGTAAAGAAGAATTAGAAGATTTATCAACAAAGTGGGTTGAAATGCAAAAAGAGTATGAACTCAAACAAAAGTTACTTTCTACACTTCCAAGTGATTTGATGGATTTTCTTAAGGATAACAACGGTATTCTACAATTGGATGTATATAAACATTTCAGACCTGTAGTAAAATCTGAAATTCAGTCATTATTGTACGAATGGGATAAAAACGGAAAAATCAACAGAGAAAAGTCAGGTAGATCGTATAAAATAACAGTTCAATTGTAGTTTTGCGGTAACTGTTGGTAACTGGTAGCAGTTAATTCTATATACTTATATTTTTACTTTTCTTTAATTTTTTACTCTTAACTATATAACTTTTTTGTAATACAAAGAATTTACTTTCAACAGCTACCAATCAGATTGGTGTGTGTTGATGAAAACGGTCAGTATACTTCCACTGATTCATTTAAGTATTGCAGTAGGGTTATACACCATGAAATGCATCTTGCCTTTGATTATCACAGCTTAAGGCATACACACGCGACACTGTTGATTGAATCCGGTGCTGATGTTAAGAATGTTCAGACACGATTAGGACACACCAACATAGAAACCACATTGCAGACCTACGTGCATGATACTGAAAAGATGGCTGAACGTTCTGTTGATCTCTTTGAAAAAATCACACAAGCAAAAACGTCATAA